GGTAGTAACAAGAAATTGTTACTACCTTTTATTATTTAATAAGTTCGCCAAGAACCAAATTATGGGCCCTATGAATCTCATTTTCTTAACGGTATCCATTTTATCTAGAATGGGCTTAGGTATCTCTGCATCGCTTTCAATAGATACATATTCCTTATCAACATAAACGCCTTTTGAATACTCAGTCGTATGGCTCCCTTTTTCAACAATAAATGTATGAGTGCCATTAGCATCTTCATACTCTTCATAACGAGCTACATCCGCAAAATCTATATCTATATCCCCTCTTGTACCTATAACCATCTGATAGCCACGATGTACTACGTTCATGTCAGATGGCATCGCTTTACCACACACCTTTGTAAACTGATATGCACCATGTGTTTTATTCCACCGGATCCAAAATTCTGCGTTATTCTTATGTTTGACCAGCTTATACTTATACCCAATCGCCCCATGAGTATCAATGTAGCGTATCTTGCCTAGGATTGTATATAAATCATTTCGGATTCGCAGCGTCTCGCCATAGTCAAATTTCATAAAATTCTCTCATACTAAAATCAATATATTATTAATTACTATGATTGTACATATAATATGAAATTCTGCCAATACGGATATATAAAAAAAGGTAGCAATATATATATTGCTACCTTTTTTTATAATCAACCTTGTTGTAAGAAATATATTATGTAGTTTTTATCTGGACTAACTGCAGCACCTAGAGAATATGGATGATTCCTAGTGCCACCAAAATCAAATACATACAGTACATAATTGTCTGGTATTTCTATGGAATCTTCATTATATGACAATCTATGCAAATATTGTTTTTGAAGCTTTCGATTTTCTTTTTCACTATAAATTGGATACACTTTATCTTTGAAACGCTTATTTCCATAATCAGGTTTAGGCTTTAATGCATCTCGATCGTCTTGTATTCGTTTACGAGTTTCAAAATACCTCTTATACTTTGCACTATTGTCTTCATCTGGAATCTGTACCTTATTGAATTCTGCTAGTACTTGATTTTCCAACTCATATATTTCATCTACAGATTTATCAATTGGATTATCTTGTCGTTCTTGTATAAATTTACCCATCGGCACAGTTGTATTTTTTACAGTCAGTATCGATCTTGGAATTAATGCATATAGAGAATCTGCATAAGCCATATTCGAATCGATATATCGTTTAACATACACATTGGATATATCAGCTTTTAAAACAACTACTTTAGAATTTGAAAGCGCTTCATCAATATATGTCTTTAATTGTTCCGATGTGCCTCCAAATGCAAATTGTACATAAGCCCTACCTTGTAAAAAGCCTGGATTACTATGCATATGAATATTTTTTGCAAAGCCTGGTATTTTCTTTGGAAATCCAGATACGGTAGAAAGTTGTTTATAATCCTTCGGATTATTGATAGGATACTGAATCAATTCTATCGGTTTTAAAAATTCTTCCAAAGATTCTTTAATCTCAGCTTTGGATCTTGCTGTAAATAGATCATGCCCTTTTCCCTTATTTTTATCTAAATATTCTCGAATTTCCCTTTCATTTGCTGCATCCCGATCGGCACGAGTTCGATAATCTTTAGTATTAACGGGATTCGTTAGCTTAATTTCCCCTTTACCATTCTTTTTCATATATGGGCTCACAATGCGTAAAGGTTTTTCTCGACCACCAATAAAATAGCCTTCATTACGTGTTGATTCAGTATTATAGTGTTTAATTTCTTTTAGTGCTGTTTCATCCTTATCATTATAAAGTGGATCAAACGTTTTATATTCACTTCCAAAATCAGGTTTTTCTGATATTTTTAATCGTTGAGAAGCGTACTCCTTCTCCATCCGCTCTAATATAATTTCATCGCCCATTGAAAGTGCCTTCGTATCTATCGATTTATCTTTTATAACAGCTTTAAAAGCCCCAGGAATAATCTCAACAAACTCTAATTTCACAGGAGCTTTAGTTTGTACAGGCTGATTTGACTTTGCATTATTTTTCAGTTCAGCACTGGTATTGGGGTTTATCTCATCCACTGTTGCCGCTAAACTAAACTGACTAGATAATGCTAGTGAAAGCATCATCAGCACAAAATATTTCTTATTCATTTCTCTCTCCTATATACATCTACAACTTTTAATGTTATAGCAAAAAGGACCTACAGTAATCTGTAGGTCCTTATATATTTTGGTGCGGTTGGAGGGACTTGAACCCTCACGAGCGTACGCTCACCACCCCCTCAAGATGGCGTGGCATTTAAAACACATTTACAAAACCAACAAATGCGGTAGTTACCTACTTTATTAACATATATATAGTTGTATATTTTACTATATTTTTATATAAAATGATGTCAAAATGATGTCATCTATAATATATACATTATATGTTATGATCCCTTTCTTCACCATACAGCCTTTCCATACCTTGGCGAGTTACAAGCCAATTCTTACCCGATTTTCTAGCTTCGTCATCGGTAAATTGTTTATTTGCATATCTCTTTAAGCAACATTGCTTAATAGAATCAGCTGGCACATTCCATCTTTCACCGGCCTCTTGTGTAGTCATTACATCATCTAGTTTCATTACAGTACTCCTGTTATTACTAATAAATTATAGACAGATAATACAAAGGCAATAATGCTAATTATTAAAGTTAATCTTGAAATCATATGCCTGCCATTGGTATAATAGTTAGGAAGATTGGGGCTCTTTCGAGCCCCTGTGGTTACTGATTTAATAACTGTTTTATCGCGATTGCTAGTTGGATAAGTGCTGTTATTAGCGGTAGCCACTTTTTTATTTTCTTCCTTTTCAACGGCTTCACCTCCTTCCCTATGTCTACATTATAACACGTTTTCGTGTTATGTACAATAGTTTTTTATTATTTTTACAAACAAAAATAGAGCCTACCAACATAGATATTTTCTAAGTTAGTAGGCTCTTTTAATCTTTTGTCATTCTTTCGATAATCTTTTGAAATCAATCCATGAGTCTACCTGCTCATGATCAGGAGATAATTGGATCACCTCTCAGTCATCGACGAATTGCACCTGCTAATCCAAATACACCGCTTACCACGGCCCATGTATCACGTTGCCTTTTAAGGCGCTGTTCTGTTCGTTTGTTGCGTTTGATTTGTTCTATCAATTCTTCTAATGATGTCGAGGCTTCGTTCAATTTCGCTTCTTGCATCGTCAAGAGATTGGAGGCTTTCGTTAATTCTTGCCCCTGTTTCTCGTTGATTGCTTTGAGCACGTTCAATTCCTTCGTCCGTTCTTCGTTGATAATCTTCAATTCTGTTAATGCTGTTCCCTGCGTCGCGGTTAAGCTGTTGGCTTGTTGCAATGCTTTCTCGGAGTTGTTGATTGAGCTTTCTGCTTTCATCAAGCGCCCTTCGAGTTCGTTCCAACTGCTCACGGGTACGTTGATAGTCGGCTCTTGTGTCGAGGTATCCTCCGATGAGGCTGCATGCGAAACCGATGAGAAGAACGCTAAGCATACCACAAATAACGCGCTTAAGAGTAAACGCAGATACAATTTTCGTCTTGATAGTTTCATACATGGTAACTCCTTCCTAAATATTACTACCCCACTGTGCGCCCCACCATCGAGCGGTGCCGCGTAACCAGTCGCCCCCGCTCCATCGTTCGTCGCCTTCATGAACCACTAAGAGGTCCCATCGGTCAACGTTGGAGTCTGGGCCGTATGTATTATTAGGGTACCCAGTCGGATCTAAATAATAGAGGTCGAGGCCGTCCTTATTATCGGCCGCCTCGGCGTGGGTCATTTGATGTTGTAGGTCAAGTGGTACACCTGCATTAATAGCGAGCACGGCCATAATTTGTGCCATAGTGGTTAATTGTGCTGTTGTAGGTGGTTCGCTACCTAAGTTATTTTCACTAACAGCATCCCAACATGCCTCAATAGCTATGCCTACGGCGTTACTATTCCGCATGTAAGTGTGTTCTTTATAATCGGTTAAGGCCTCCATATCTGTCCACATCGTGCCATCTCGGTCGATGTTGATATGGTAATCTGTGAAGTGCTTACCACCTTTTACGCCGGTCCAATGGTAGTATGCCTTTTCAATTTTGCCGTACGCGTCTAGCGCTAAGGACTGTAACTCGTCCATCGTAATTTGTCTAAACATTTATTTCCCCCTCTCGTCATGGTTAATATCATCCGATAATTGCTGAATACATGGTCTGTTCACCGGCAACGTATTAGGCTCCTCTAACTTATCTGGTATCCCGTTATGGTCTTTGTCGATGAACATGCCACAAAGCCCTACAATTGACATAAGTACCGACGGCACGAATATGTGGTCAATGATAAGAATACCCTTATCGATAAGCTGATTCGCTTCAGGTGACACATAACCTCTAATCGTTGATAATACATACTGGGCAACGACTAACACCATAGGTACTAGCATGACGAGGACTAATGCCCTCGTTGCTAATACGCCAGTTGGCCTTATGCCCGCTATTCGAATGGACTGATATGACCGCTTGATGCGGTTAATGATAGCTAACTTATCCATTACCCCTCCATGCTCTAATAATCTCGAGTACGCCATGAAATACCTTTCCAAAGTCGACGAGGTCATCTTCAACCATTTCACGTAAGTTCTCAATAATGGACCAACATTCTGAGAAGAACGGAATTAGCATGAATAGGAATGAAAAGATATGGTCCAGGAATAGTTCAGTATTCGGAATCGGAATATCCGGTAGCGATTCAAATACTACCGATAAGACCATCCACGCGGGGTACTGGACACATAACTTTGTTAGCAAATCGGATCGTAAGCGTTCACTCATCAGGTACCTACGTTTCAGGCCTGTAGTCGCGTCAACATATCCGCCCTTACCCCATCCATACCATGCGAGCGTTGTAAGTAAAGTTATAGGCGTATTATTTCTGTGATTATCCTTGTTATACCTAAGCACCTCCGTCGTAATACGTTGCGCTGCGTCAATGAATAGCAGCACAGTTGTTAATATGATAATAACGCCCATACTGACAATATGCTCATGTGACACACCGCTAATCAGCATTACTAAAATGTCGTTCAATATATCCATTCACTCCCCCTAAATGTGATAGTTAAGTAGGGTGAACACATGCAAGCGAGGCTTTGAGTACAAACGAATCCGTCAATGTTCGCCAAGCCTCGCTCATAAAATCAGTTAATTCTTGCATGTGTTCTCCCTGTGGTTTGATTAATTATAAATGGTCAGCGTTTCGGTCGCCTGTGTTGATGTAGCTATTGTTAGCCGCACCCCATTCAATGGTATTCATATCAAAGGCCAGCGTTTTGGATGCCTGTGTTGATGTAGCTATTGTTAGCCGCATATTGTTATTATCCCCTTTAAACGTTACGTTTTCAGGAGTTTCTACAAAGTAAGGGCCATATGAGTTATAGTTATCTCCTAAATTAAGCGTTGATGGCTTATTTGCATATATTACTTTTTTAGTAACATTCCAATTCTTAGGGTTATCTTTGAAATTGCCTCTAACTGTGTTGTTTGAAATATTCATTTTCAAGATATCCCCATAGCGTTTGTATACAATGCCATTTTCGGTATATTCTTCATCAGCAACTGCATCAGTTTGAACACCAGCAATTTTGTATTCTGCAACTTTTGCACCTGTGAAATTGTGATAAGTGAGTTTTATATCATCTTCGCCTAGAGGTGGAATTGTTACAGTACAACCCCCAGCACTATCTAGCGTGAAAGGTGTATCACTACCAACTACCTTAACACTGTAATGCGGTTCACCTGTTACTGCTACAACCTGTTGCCCCTTGGTTACGCTTGGAATAGTCAACGGCTTAAATTCAGTCCGAGGAAACGGCTTACCCATATTGCCAATTAAAGCAGTAAGTACATCATCAATACTGGTACTCTCGCACCATACGTTACCATTTAGCAATAGCTGATGAGCATTGTCGGCTGTGGCACTTGGCGTATACTGACTGATTTCAGATTTCTTTACATAGCCATTTAAATCGGAATACTTAGCAAAGGATCGCCCCTCTATTTTGTTAACATAACGGCTAGCCGCATCACCAGGCGTTAATGCGTATTGACCAATCTCTGATTTCCTAACAAAAGCACCTAAATCACCTTTATAGGCAAACGTTTGAGCCGCCCAGCCCTTTTGAGCGTAGTGGTTATTGGCGTCTGTTCTAGATAAATAGTTATTTAGCTCTGTTTTAGTAGCGTAAGCCGATAAATCGACGTTTCCACCACCAGTGCCTCCACCACTACCAGGAGGGCCAGGAGGCCCTTGCAGTCCTGGGTCTCCTTTAGGACCTTTAAGTGCTGCTAGTTGTTCTGGAGTAAAATCACTAAATTTAAATGACTCCCCCTTGTCTCCTTTTGGCCCTTTAAGTGCATTAAGTTGGTCTTGAGTGAAGTCAGAATATTTAAAAGGTTCACCTTTAGGTCCTTTTAATTTTTCAATCTGTTCAGGTGTAAGTTGTACACTTGACGTATACTGACTAATTTCAGATTTCTTTATATAGTCATTTAAATTAGTCTTAGTGGCATAATTATTATCTGCAAAGATTCTAGATACAAAAGTGTTACTAGCAGCCGATGTCTTCATGTAGTCGCTTAGGCTAGCCTTAGTAGCGTATGTATTTTCTGCAAAGAGTTTAGATACATAATAGGTATTAAGTGTCGATGTCTTTACATAGTCACTTAAATTAGTTTTAGTAGCGTATGTAGTATCACAATATTCTTTTGTAGTATATGCTGATAAATCTACAGTACCAGGAGGACCAGGGTCTCCTTTAGGGCCTTTTAATGCCGCTAATTGCTCAGCGGTGAACATATCATAAGTAAATGGCTTTCCGTCTTTGCCAGGCGGTCCTTGAATACCCTGTTCGCCGTTTAGCCCATTTCGACCAGGAGGACCTTGTACCCCTGGGTCTCCTTTAGGACCTTTAAGTGCGTTAAGTTGGTCTTGAGTGAAATCACTAAACTTGAAAGGTTCACCTTTCGGTCCTCTTTCGCCGTCTGCTCCACGCTCCCCAGGAGTTCCAGGTTCACCTTTAGGACCAGGGTCTCCTTTAGGACCTTGCAATTTAACAAGCTGCATATTGTCTTTGACTTTAATATTTTCAACACTGTCTTTGATGCGGATGCTATCAACAGGAGAAGGTTTCAAATACACGTTTTCTTCGCTCATATCATTTCCCCCTATTACTGATACCTTCGATTACATTAACTTGACCCTTAACAAGGCATTTAATAGGACGGTCGCCGTTCCATAAGAACAAATCCCATTGGTATTTACCAGCTTCGAGCATATTTGTATCTAAAGAAAGAGTGATTTTACAAGCTTCATCGTCTTTCAAAGCATCAGTAGAGACGTCGATACTAAACTTCACTTTATATTCTTCGTCGTATGGACACTTACGAACACAAGCAAAGAGATTTGCCTCTTCAACAAGATTGTTATACCCAATATTTAGAGAAATCACTTCCCCTTTGATTGCATCAAGGTTGTGTAGAACCGGTAGTTTCATCTTTGTGCTCCTCGTCCATTAAATCGTTATGAACACAGCCCTCAGTTGGGCATGCGCCATCTTCATTAAGCACTTCCCAACAATACTCACAAAATTCCATAACTGGCACTTTGCTGTCTCCAATAAATTTAGGCATATTATCGCACCTCCTTAATACGTGTTACCATTTCATCATTTAATTTAATATATTGTGCGCTAATAGCCGTAGTAGGCTTGCCCATCAATAGCAAACGGCGTTGAGCTTCTTCTAAAGATTTAAATCGCGGTTCGTACTCAGATTTAATAGTGTTAATTTTATCTTCCTTTGTAGGAACATACGGATCAGGCGCAACGAATTTTCCGTCTACATACGCTTTACTGCTCATAAATTCATCAAGCATTGCGTCACCATCTGCAGAATACACATATTGCGCATTTGGGTAATCGTGTTCAGCTTGCGCCATAATATCCTCACGACTCAACGTGTTATCACACAGGGATGTAATTCGTTCCCCTTTTTCATTTAAAATAAATACATATTGATTCATAGTAGTATCCTTTCGGAGGTGAAATTATGCGCCGTTACGCTGTTATGCTAAAACGTAGACAACGCAATACCATTACATTAAGGCAACTATTTAACGAGTGGCTGCCTATTCACTCTCAGTCTATTTCTGATAGCGCTGTTAAGTCTTATCACATCGCTTTTAAACACATATCCAACCTAGCGGATATGCCTATCACGGATATTCATTTTCAGCACCTTCAAAATGTGATTAATTCCATGCACGTAAAAGGACTTTCCTACTCATCTTGTAAGAAAGTCCGTACACTACTTAATCAATTATTTAATTACGCAATCATTAAAGATTACCCTATCACTAATTACGCCTTACACTTAAATCTAGGGCCTAACATACCAACGATTAGGAGAAGAATATTCACTCGCCAACAAATCAATAAATTATGGATGATAGATACTCCTTATTCTCGCATGATTTTAATACTGCTCTACACAGGGCTCCGCATAAGTGAGCTACTTAATTTACGTAGGCAGGATATCAATAGACGATCATCATATCTCATCGTAAGGCACGCTAAAACAAAAGCGAGCGAGGGTCGTATCATCCCATTACATCGTCGCATTATACCGCTAATAGAACTGTTATATATAGATACTGATGATTATCTATTTACTGTAAGTTACACAACATTCCGTAAGCATTTTCAAAATATTATGAAACAGTTAAATTGTAAACATACTATCCACGATACCAGACACACATTCGCAAGTTTACTTGATTCGGTCGCACCGCCTAACGCTTTGCGCTCATTGCTAGGCCACAAACAAGGTGATATTACCACTAGGGTATACACTCATAAAACTATTCGTGAGCTACGTAAAACCGTGGAATTATTAAAATAACTCCCCAGTGGGGATTAACTTGGTTTTTAAATCAAAATACATATTGTGATTTAACATTGCCTATTGCGTGTAAGGTGTTAGTTGCATTATGTA